ATCAGTTGTGACGTAGCCGAAACTTGCACAAAATTAGTACAGCCTATCGAAGGATAGTCCGTATAATTTAGCGCTAATGACATAGATTGCGGTAGCCATCCAGCCATTAAACGACCATAGTGCATAGCAGTCCCATTAACACGAATTGTTATTTCAACGTCTCCTTTTATAAAAAAGATGTTTTGTAACTTTTCGTATAGAACGTTAGAAGCGTACAATGCATCCGGAAATGGTATGTACTGAAATAATGGACCAACATTATTATTCTTCGTCCACAACAATGAAGCAACGAGATAGGGACGTTCAAGAAAGCGAGTTAAAGTTACACTTGGTAGTGCAATGTGTTGTGGCACACTCGTTTCATGTTGCTGTTGTTGTTCTAGTCTAAATGTATCGACGAACTTAGTAATTTCCTCTTCTACTGGTTCGTAATCGTTTGGTATATCTCCTGGGTTCGTTGTAACTATTATATAAGACGATGCGGCTAGTTAGGCTACATAGAATTAGTTGAGTTTCAAGACTACCACGACGTTCGTGAGCAAGCTCAAAGGAAAGCCGTAAGGAGACATCACTCCAACTGTGATCGTTGTGATCGGTTGGTCAATTGCATTGTAACGATTATTCGTATTCCAGAAATTCGGTTTTGTGTTAGCAACAACCGTCTGGGTGTTCATCGATATTGATAGTAATGGTGTTTCACTATCGATTGCCATTGGTAATGGGAATACTAATCCATTAATTGGATAGGAAAACGAATTTCCAGAAATACAAGATTCCGGAGCTTCTAAACCTAATAATGGACCAAGTACTGGTAAATCTTTTGCTAAACCAATAACTACCAATGGCCTTTGATCGGGCAACAACGTTATATAATTAGTTGCACTAATGGTAACACCAGCTGCTATGATTGCTATTTGTATTTGACTCATAGTCATACCAGGCGTTAACGTTATGTCCGAATTGCCAGTACGCATCAAAAAGCTAAAACTTATTGGCGTACTAATTATACTAGTTTCAAAGTCACCAATGATTTCTTGTACATTGAATTGACTTACTGTTGTACTGGGTATAGTGACACTAGTTGAGCTAGATCCAGTATTCATCATAAAGATAGGTGTTTGAGAAATGCATTACGTACGACAGGAGTTTACGCATCAATATTATCCTGAAGTTCAACCGATTTATTGTATCTCTACAGCAGTCAGATTAACGCACTATTGTTTCAACTTGTTGATTAGTTGAACAATACGATCGTTGTCCAATACCTGCGGGCCGTATCGATCCATAGTAATGTCGTCATATGATTTCAAACGTGAGCCATCAAAACGATAAGCTTCTTCAACTTGTGCGTTCAATCGAAGTAATTCATTGCGCACCTTATTAAATTCTGTTCGACCATACGACCACATAAAATTCATTGTACTGTCAGCCTGGTTTAATAAATTTGTTGGACTAATGTCACCTTCACAATATCTACAGATATTATAAATAACATCTTTGTCCATTAATGCTATCAAACCATATTTGGCATCGTTTTTAAATGTGCGTTTTAAATAACTTAAGTCACTCTGAAATACAACAGGCATTTTGATGTCCTTCTTTGTTGTACTAGTATAAGTTATTCCTAATTCAGCCATGTACGTTTCATAAGTAATCATGTTTAATTTACTACTTGCAAAATCTGATACACCGACCAAATTGTCATCGCCATAAAACTTTGCACAAATGTCATCGTGAAAAGATACTAACGTTCCGAATGCTTTTAAATATGCGTATCGAATTAAAATCATATTTGCTAGACAATTAAATTCAGACGTCAAAGAACAACCAGAAGGGTTTCCTTGACGAAAGAAATGTACTATGTCTTCAGAAATATGATAGCCAGCAAAACAAGCAATGAGCAAAGCTCGTCTTATTCGCTTATTCTCTTCGCAATCATCATACCATTCGTTAATGACATCACATATCATTTCACATATCCAAAACGGTAATGTACTATCGTAATTCGAATAATCACCATTAATGAAATGTTTAAATTTCATCATACGTTTAAAAGCTAAATCCCAATCCGTACTTTCACAATTCATACCAATCGAAATTTCACCATCAATAAACGTAGTATGGCACAATTCAAGAAAACGACCAACATACTTTCTCGTCAATAAAACCAAATCCATAGGTCCAACTTGAAAAATTCGAGTTTTACCAGCTTTGACTTTGTCAATAGGTCTCGTTTCATTAACTTTTAAAGTATCTTTAAATACCGTTGTTTTGATCATGTCACGTTTAGCCATTTCCAATCGTTCATCAAGCATCTCTTGCATCTCTTTAGTAGGTTTGTAAGATTTGCTACCATCTGGATTCACTAATTCTTCAAACCAAGGTTTCTTTTTCTCACCTGGTTTGTAGAAATCAAACGGAAAGCCTCCTGACGTCGTAATATCAATTTGATTTAAAACATCAGTACCATTGACCATTTCGTAATCAGTCAATATATCTTTACGTTTTTGTGCATTACAAGGCCACGAACGTATCGTTTCGATCATATGCGTCTTGATTGTATCATACATATCTTTAGGTATCATCTTACTATAATTTGTTAATTTCTTAACACCAATTTCATAAGGTGATACTTCAACGCCATCTTCATTAATAAATTTTTGGACACGAACAGGTTCCTGTTTATGTGGTCCAAAAACTGGACTAGTTTCCATTAAATCAAATAATGGCGTTTTACGCATAACGTCTTTCTTTGGTAACGTTAATCGAATATTTCTGCTACGTCCTTCCATGTCAGTCATTTCACTAGTCATTCCTAATACGTTAAATCCAAAATCCGTGTATCTTTGTTCCTTTTCAGAGTTCATCGGTCGATATAATTCATTCGCTTGACATACCGTCGTGTTATAAATTTTCTTCTTTTCAAGATAATCAATAACAGCATATAAATCTTCACGATAAACTGGTACTGCCATTCCTGCATTTCCATTACCAGCAACATGTATACCAAGAATTTTTGCATGTAATTTGTCATCACAATGCATTAATACTTGACCACAATCTCCAGCTTTAGTTAGTGCGCTATATCTATAATGACTAGGTATGTGGAAAGTTACGGTCTTTGGTAATTCACGTAAACATGGTTCCATAGCCATTATCAATGGCGAAGTACCTTCTAGATCATAACTCATCGGTGCAGTTATCAATCTAGTGCCAGGTAATACTCGTGTTTTATATTGACCACAGTAATTAAATCCCGTCAATACAGCCATGTCCAACAAAGGTTTATCTTTTATACTGACAAAGTCATTGACATAACTTGCAGAAACTGGTAAACCTTTAACGTGTACAAAACTAATATCATTCATATATGACAAACCTACTTCTTCAGGCTTAATAAAATGCATATATGACAAATCAACTAATGTTGTTTGTTTCTTGATATTAGACCAACTGAATTCAGCAATTAAATCAATATCAACCAATAAGTCACGTATTTGCGTAATCCTTACTGCATAATGATTTGGAATTACGAATAAATTACCACCAACACAGAGCCAATTATGTACCATACTATCTATTTCTACACGTAAATCTTTATCGCTACGTGATTGTAGGTAATATTTAACAATAGCATATTGATTGTACAAACTACGCTCTAATTGTTCATTCTTTTCATTGTGTTGTGGTTGTGGTCGCATTAATTGTACATATTTTGTTGTTTTTTTGAGTGCTTCCATTGATTGTTGTTTCGGTCGTACTAATTGATGAAATCTTACTTGTTTGGCTTTTAATTGTTCCATACTCTCTATTTCATAATCGTCATCTGCTTCCTCTTCATCTTGACGACTCATTACAAAATATGTTGATAAGCCTAAAACGACAGTAATAGCACCTAATACACCTAATAAGATCTTTCCTTTATGATTATTCCATAAATTACTTAAATTCTTTTTCCATGTAGGTAATTTAGCAATAAATTGTTGGATCTTATTCATACGTACCATACTGGGCAAACTAAATCGAGTGCGATTTACTAATTCATTATAACTAGTTACGCACACATGTTCACCTTGTCGTTGTAAGAAAATACCAATTAGTGGATCATCCATACCGAATCCTTGTTCTATAGCATCGCTATAAATTTGTCGACATTGACAATCTGGTAATCGCCTGTTGACAATTTCCAAAAATTCAGCAATTTCAGGGTCTTCTTCACCAATTGTAACATTTCCTTCTTCACCGTCACAACTATAGAAAACAGTCACTTCTTCACGTCCTTGTGGTCGCCACAATTCACCTTCTTGTGTTAATGGTTTCTTGAAACGATTTGCTAAAAAAGCAGCTTGTGCTTCTTTGAAATCATTGTGTTGTCGAAAATGCCTACGAGCTTGAGAAATGATATATGTCATTCCTTCGACAAAATTAACACAACCATTTTTGCCAAGTTCATTACCATGTCGGTCAAATAATTGGATAGTGCTTCGACTACGATCATTTGGACTATAGAATTGAAACAAATATGCATCTGCTGGAAAAGGTCCAATTTGATCTTCACCATTAAGTCTACTTTGTTCAAATAGACGCATATCAATGCCAGGTTCATTTTGTTTCGCATATTTCGGATTTAACATTAGTTCAAAAACAATGTTTCGCCGATTATATAAATGATCACCGTTAGACCAACACTTATCTGCAATGAATTTTTGACAAATATTGTCTTGACTATTCATTACAACGATAGGCGAATTAAAATAAAATTGACCTTTATCAGCAACGTCAGCCATGTTTAATGTTAACACATTGTCATCAACAACTTGTGTTAATTCATTAATCATACTCATAATTGTTTCTTTATTAGCATTTACTTGAAATGCATCATTATAAGTAACAACAAGCTGATTATGATAACCATCCCAATATTCACTATCAGGATTTCTAGCAAAAGTAGTAGTATCTTCACTTTCATATTTAGATACTAAGTTTAATTCGCGTAATACTTCTGCTATAATCATAGGCTGTATCGAAGATGTTTTTCCGATTCGTGGCTTTCCAAAGATATGTATGAAAAAAGGCTTATCTCGTCCTTTTGTCTTACCAGCAATCTTCAGATGTGGTGGCAAAGTTTCATACACTTTAGTTACTTCTTTTGACATTTCGTTCAAATATTGCAACATAATCTTTACTTTTAAAGATTCGCGTGAACTTTTATCAAATTCATCAGCCAACATTTCGTTTCGCAATTTTGCTATTTTCTCATACAAATCGCGATGTAAAGTTGTTAACTTGTTAGCTATATCGGAATCGTGTCGTGCTGTTTCTTTCCAATTACCACGTTTAAATTGTAAATAATTATCAAAAGTTTTACCCAATTCGTCACTAATAAATGTTGGTGTATACCCAACTTTATTTTTGAGAAACGAACTAGCACAATCGATAATACAATTTAATGCACTCATGCACACGTCAATCAACGATTTGCTTCCAAATATATGTCGACTGATTTTCATGTGATTATCAAGTGTTTTGACATCCAATTCCCAACTACGAAAATCAACTTCTTTGTAAAAAGAACAAAAAGATGTTTTCATTAAAGAAAATAATGTCGTAACTAAGCCTCGATAATGTGTTCCTTCATTGGCTTGTGGTATAAATTCTTCTGTACTTTCAGTATTGCTCGACGTAAATCGACGCTTTACACCTTGATGTATCTGTTCAATAACCCCTTTAACGTTTAGAATCAGGTTTGACTTTATCTTTTCAAGGATAGATAAATCCAAAGTAGATGGTACGATACCATTTAAATAGAGAACAGTACATGCAATTATATTAGCTGCATTGTGCATGCACTTTTGAGATAAAAGTGCAAAATAACTGAAAGTTGATACAATTAATCGTAAAATACTAGTAATACTAGTCATTGTATCAAAAGACGATGAAAGTCCTTCAACTTTTTCGTAACATCTTTTCATAATACCGTCAAAAGTTGTTTTCAGTTCATCCATTGTATGTGATGCATTTGTTGATAAATCAGTAATAGCATCAGCAGCACAAGTAACTTTAGTCAAAGTAGTCATAACTTGTGGTGATTCGAGCATAGTTGTTATTGCTCGGCCTGTAACATTTTCAAATACTTGTGGAAGAAAATCATCTCCACTAATATTATCGTTACGAAATCGATTGTATTTTTCTTGATTCATTTGGCGACGTTCGTTATAAGTTCTATAACGTAATATATCAGAAGATATATTATGAAATAGAAATACTTTTATTAACCACCGAAAATTATCATGTGAATTTCGGCAATAGGTTGATTTCCAATCATCACTTAAAATGTCAAGCATTGATTTCAATTTCTTGTGTTGTTCGCCTGGTCGATGTTTTACATACCATTCTTTAAATACAGGTATGCTAACCCAATCGTCCTTGATCCACTTATCTTCATTAACTTGTGGACTCATATCATTTTCAATGGATTTGATAATATCATACGTGACATAATCATATGGTAAGTTTTTATTTTCACTTACATGAATACGTACTGTATTCAAGTATTCATCACTAATGTCACAATAATATACGTGAATCATTTTTCCATCGAAACTACGCGATGCTATGTAAAATAAGTCAGTAAAACCGACATTATTTGCATAGTTTCTTGCTACAACTTCATGATTGTAAGCAGTTTTACAACTTGGTAAAACAAACTTACCTTGTTCCAATTGGAACAAAACGCCATGTTGATTATACGATACAAAATATATCGTAGCACCATAGATATGTTCGAATTTTGAAAAAGCTGCCATGTCGTAATATCTTATAGTTGTAGTTCGTCGTGTGTTAAAAGCTCTACTCTGGCGAGCCAACCAGTCGTGTTCTAAAAGCACACGTAACAGTGCATTTGTTCCGAAATACATTTCAAGATCGATTTGTATTCGAATTCAGTTATACATAACTACTAGATTACTATCATTTTCTATGTTGAGTAATCGAGACTACCAAAGGATAGTGATTGCTACGCGATTCTGCTATCGTTTATACGAGCACATATAAAACTAAGCTTCTAGGGTTGCTAAAAACAAAAATATTATACTTTAATCGTATAACTAGATAGTGATCATTTCGGATCTCACCGGTATATCTACTCGGATATTGACCTCACATATGCTAGCCTCAACTCCCAACGCCAAACTGGAATTAGAATTTGAATCATAACGTTTTGTTATGTAAACCACAGGTATCTTATATAATATTAATATAACTCGTTCCTAGCGATAATATTGGACACACTCAAAGCCATCCTAATATTATGTCGTAGCGGGTGCATATCAAACTTAATTGAACTTGTAATACCCTACGATGCTTCAACTAAGAATCTATTATAATAATAATTATATAAGACCCTTTAAAATTAATTAATTGGTGTTCATAAGTACTTTAATACAAATGGATTTGATTTGTCTGAGAATCGTATTATAACACCTCTCTCAGAGTTCTAATAAATTTTAAAGATATAGAATATTACGTATTCTATATATTTAATCGATTATTTATTTTCATGCGAAAAATACTATGGTTTCAAAAA